TGTAAGGGTGAGTTTGTGATCAACATCAGTATCCAAGTTCAATACTTGTGCACCGGTTGCTGACGCAACTACTGCTTCATTGAGTACCCTTTGAGGCTCAGTGAATGCTCGTGCGGTAGCTTTAAGTTGCAAGTTCGTTGATACATTTGCATCCGCTGTACCAGTATTAACTAGCGATGCAGTACCGAGTTGTAGAAACGTACGGAGGCCTACTTTATCATTACCATAAAAGCGACCAATCTCGATCCACTGGGTTCCACGGAGCTGGAGCCATAACCATTTGTCTGTGTCATCCATCGAGAACGTAGCAGCATCTACAAGAATGATCTCACCTGATCCTCCTTGTGAATGTTGAACACTAACTGTCCGACCTGTATCAGCTGCATGAATTAAAATCGTACGGCCCACAGGTGTATTTGTGATAACAATGTTATCTAAGAAGTCAGCTGATGCTGCTGCCTCTGTACACTGCATGGATACCAAGAATTGGTGTAATTGACCCTGTTGCGATAGTCAATGTGGTTTCGGCTGCTCCACCTAATAGCTCCCGGACGACCTCAACAAGATCGTCCTGAGCAGACTTGGCTTCAGCGTTTGTGCGGCTAACATTCGTGAAGTAGCCGGCTGCTACAAGACTGGTCATCCTTTGATCCCCTGTATGGTTGCATCGATTGTAGCACCAGTACCAACATCGCTGGCATTGAATGCTTGTAATAGTGGTCCTAGTGTCGAGTTCTTATCCATGATCTTAATTGATACTGCCGCACCACCGTCATCCTGTAGTGTTGCGCTAACATTTTTAATACTGCGGTAGGTTTTAGTCAACGTTAGACGGGACCCACCAGCAGCAAGCACTATATCATTAAATGATTCCGATTCGTCGGGGACGTCCAGAATAATATTGAACTCGTTAATAATACCTCTTATCGCTCCACCAATCGTAATAAGTCGGAATTCAATAGAAGGTTCTGATGCTTCCATAGCAACATTACCAGGCCAAGTTAAATAATCTGCACTCCATGTGGCAGGTAAATACGGACTTGTATCAGCAGAGGGTCCTCCTAAGTACAAACTAGAATCTGCTGCTGCACCACCTAAATATAAACCATCAGTTCCTTTACGATATTCCAGAGTCCAAGTACCTGTCACTGTTGGCTCTAGAATTGCAATACCAGGTAAATTAGCGACATCAGGATTAAATGATGTAATATATGTCATAGCTAGATATGTAACAGGTAAGTATAATGCAGCATCCTGCGTTGTACCACCCAGATATAAATCTGAACCTACAGATAGATATAATGCTCCTGCATCATTAGCTAACAAATCAGAGGACGCAACTGCTCCATTCGTGATTTGCCCAGGAAAACCTTGTGCATCCTTATCATCCGTGATTACTATATTATTCGTTGCCGGTACACCAAAGTCTGTAATTAAGGATGCAGCATTAACACTTTCGTTACCTGCTTTATCGACAGCTTTAACCATAATAGTTCGCTGCCCTAAAGGTATAAGATCAATCGGGAAGGAGTTATCTGAGATTAACCCTTCATGTGCTAGCGCCGCAGTTGACCATTGCGTATTACTCCCCGCCTGGAAGCGTATCTGGAAACCATCAAGATCTCTAGGAGCATTAGGATATGCCCAAGAGAGCTGTGTTCCTGTAATGGATAATGTTAATACATCAGGCGGAGGGGTTGTCATCCCAATAACAACGTGTGTAATAGTAGCTGACCACGGACCAGCACCATTCGGGAGAACAAACCGCATCCTAGTATCGTAAGATTCTCCTTGAATTACATCTTCGAGTCTTATCTCTGTTGCCGTTGGTACAAAGATATGCTTATCCAGAGGAGCATCAGTACGTGATATGCCTGTAGGCCAATGTTCAACTTCAATTTGAGTTACTTCCGAAGGTCGGTTACCTGTGAAACCTAAAGTATAAACCACTGATGGTATAAGTACACCATTAGGGAGTTCCACTAGTACCGACTCATCAGATACAACCTGTATTACCGCAGGTGCAACACTACCTAGTGTAGGGGTTATATTAGAATTAAAGGTTGGGATAACACCCGTATCCGCGGTGTGTATTGCCGGTGCAGCATCGATACAAACTAACGTAGCAGCTAACTCACCTTGAGGTGCAATACTTTTCACCACCATAGAGGAGGTTACACTTTCTAACTCACCGAACATAAATAAGTCACCAGTAGACAGGAGAGATCCTGCAGCGACAATCGGCGTCTTAAATACTAACACCTCTGTTCGCCCATCCGAATCGATCGTCGTCTCAACATCATGTATAGATGATGTTGCGTCTGCATAGCGGAAGCGAACTGAATAATTCTTACCCAATTCCATCGGTACGCGTTCGTCTAGGTTAACTCTTGTAAAATCAAGTCCTACCTGTGTTACTGCAGTAACACGTCCATAACCTAAGCCAATAGCAGGCACATCGTGTGAGAACTCGACCAGGTTACCTCTTTGGCATACTAGATACTCAGGATCAACAGAGAACGTGTGTACTTCAGGACGTAGACGCGCAACAGCGATAAAAAATCGACCATGTTTCCATACTATAGCGGGATCGGTAACACCAGGAAGCTCTAGAACCTCAAACTTAGTTGCTAGAGTCTCACCTGGACCTGGATTAGAGAGAACATACCCATCGTCTAAAACAATACGCTCGTCTTGTTTCCAGTCCTTATCTCTATTAATAAATCGAACCCTGAACCCATGAGGTAAATCAGTAAAGATTTTCTGTCCACTATAGCTCCAGGAATTCTTAGGAGTAAAAAATTGTACAGGTATAGATTGTGCTTGATCGATAATCACTGACCATTTATTATCTGCTAATGTCTTTGAAGCACGTCCAACAGATGCAATAGCATCAAGCATACCGTCAACGCTACTATTGAAGTCGATTACCTGATCAAACTCAAAACCACCAGCAGTACAGAATTCATGCCAATCTTGTAATCCAACAAGATCTACTCGTGCATCCTGTAATGGACGGGCGTTAGCTACTCCTTGTAGAACATCACGAAGGCATGAAGCAGGATTACTAGTAGCACGTGTAATCCATGTACTAGAAGCTGAATCCCAATCAGGTAATATTGAATGCACCACACCATTAAAACGATCGATGATACCTTGTAGTTGTTCAGTTGCACGTATTCGTAACGCGGTCATCGCTAACGGTTTGTCTGTATCAAACTGAACAGGTAACTGTGCAGTTATTGATCGTAGTGCAGTTAAGGTTGCGGCATCACGTACGGTTTCAGAAGTAGCATCAGCAGTAGTCCTCTGAATACGTACATCGTATTGACCATTAACAACTTGCCACCGCATACTCCGTCTAACTGCTGAGGTAGTTCTGGCAGAAACTGTAAGAGTTACATCAACAATTGTGCCTGCAGCGATTGCGACACTAGTACTCACAGGATTGTCAGGAGTTACTTCATAATCTGTCGGATTTTTAAATGCTCCAGTTTCTCTTAAGTCAGTAATATCGCCTACAGCAATAGTCTCACCTACTCCAGGCACATTAACTAATGCGATAGGTAGTTCACCAGCACGAACTACAGGAGTGCTTGCAGGAGTTCCTGTAAACCCTACTGTACCGAAGCGTTGAGAAACTTTACCTGTAAACTGATCAACATAGATTAAAGTGTTTTGCGATCCACCACCCGATACCGGATTATATGGATGAGTACCTATAGAGAAAACCTGTAAAGGTTCAGTTATCTCAACTCCCTTCCAGTTCTGCGTACCGGTTGGAGCATATTGTATCTTAAATGCAACTGCAACAGTACTTCTCCCTCCAGTAGAGCCGAAACTAACTAAACCTCCTGCAAAAGTGAGATCAATTGAAATTTCATCTACTGCCTGTTGTGTGGTACGAAGATTCCATCCAGAAGCATTAGATAACAGGATTTGTAAACTCTCTTCGAACACATCTTGAGTGAATAAAGTAATGACAGGGTCTGTTAGTGTTCCCGCTATTGTTTCAATTTCTACCTCATCAAATTCGTCGAGAGATGTCTCACCTATTCGCAGATCTGAAATTTCAAGCGGACCATATCCCCAAATAAAAAGCATACGGATAAACTGCGCATCCCCATCCACCTCTGTGAAAGGTAAGGCGCCATAAGGCGGTACCATACGACTACGACCGAGAGGTCGTGGGATCACACCGAAGGGAAAGAACTGATTTCTTGCTCCCGTAATAAAGAGTGTCGGCGAATCACTAGGATTCGTCAAAGACGGTGCCTGATTCAATTTAGGTTTAGGTGGCGGAACTAAAGCGTTAACTAATAAACCACCAACGAGCAAAACAGCTGAGGTAACTACTTGCCCGATTGTTATTGCTGCAGCACCGGTGCCTATAAGTGCTGTACCTGCAAGAGTCGGTCCTAACAGATATGGTGCGGCAACCGCGAGTGCTATAACCGCAATCAGTAGAACTATTCGTAAAGTACTCTTCCCTCCACCACCACCACCTCCGCCACCAGTAGGTACTACACGTATAGAGACACGCGAACCAGGTTTAGGTCGAACTTTATCCCAATTCTCCTTGAGGATATAATCATCCCCAATGAAGATATGCGCATGTCTTCTAAGTATAGGATCTGGTTGACATTTATGTAAAATTTCACCGACAGTGTCACCTACCTGAACAACAAAATCGATATGCTCAGTAGTGAATGGATGAGGATGGGCGACGACATCAATAGTATCATCTATAGTTAATACCTCACCATGAACAGGTATAGGAGCCATATCATGCATGTAACTGTGCTCCATTATATCGATAAATACCAATGATCCGTTTACTCCATAGTGTACGGTCATATCTTTCAAGACATGAATTAACCCCGTACTCTGTGTGTAACATGAACCCTCTAGCTACAATAACACCGACGTGTATGGGCAGCCCAAGTATTCTTAACAGTATACCATCGAATAGTCGTTCATGATCAGGAGATACGGATAACCACATACCTTTACGTATCTTATTGGTCATGAATTCCGAAACCCCAGTATTCTGACTACGATTTCCTACATTATAACCTAGTGAACCGAACTCAGGTATGTCAATACCTGCTTGCTCTGATAATACCTTACGATAAAGACCCCAACAATCCAATTCACTACCTTCCCGTCCATAGTCAGCAAACGGGATTCCGATATAATTGCGAACCCATACTGGCGGTTGTTTATCCATTAATAGCCTCCCGGAAAACGTGAGGGATCGAAGATCCCTGCAGGATATGGCTCGCTTAGGAAGTCCTCAACCGAAAGGGATCCTGAAACTACAAGCGCGTCATAATTAGCATCCTTTAGGGTAAAACCATCGAACTGGACCTCTACAGTATCTGGTGCTGAAGCACGAACTACTTGTATTTGGATTTCTGGTGGAGTTGTCAATAACCGAATTGCTTGCACAATTTGTCTATCGACGTTATCAATTTCAATTTGCGCTCTTGGTTGTTGTTGTGGATCTGACCTAGGGAGTGTAATACTAAAAGGAAATGGGATATAAGTATTGCCATTGGATATAATATCTTCACCATTATTGGTAACACGTAAGGTAACAATGTCAGGATGTATAATTGAAAGCAGAACTAAGAAAGCCTCATCGGTTTCTTGTTTGAATACTTCAGCCTTCAATACATTAGAAATGGTCATGGGAGCATCTCTAGCTCAAGAATAGTAGACCATCTATTATGTGACAACGGAGCATACGCAGGAGCCTTAGTGAAACGAAAAGATTTAACCACTTGAAGTACTGGTTCAGTCATACTAAAGGAAAGAGCTCCACTTGTTTGATAGAAAGTACTTAATGATGTCTTTTGCGTGTTAGTCAAAATAAGCGGCCATTTATATGGTGTAGCCACACCAGTATAACGACGACGGATCTTATCTACACCAGTCTCCATAGAAGTACGCACAAATGCGTCTTGCTCTTCATTACCAAAACCGGCAATGAGAGGTGATTGCGGTAGATCTGTCGGCCAAGTAACCATATCAACGTCCTGTAGTTGATTGTGTTATCCCAAACACATCTCGGATGGAACGGAAAGTCTCGCCCCCATTTTTAATAGAACCTGCTACAGATTTATCAATAAGAACTGTCAACTCCGTAGAACCGTTAGCCGCTTGGCGCTGACCGGTTGTAACTGAGGCATTCGAATTGTTAATTACATTAACTAATACCACTACATTGGCGGCCCCAGAGGAGATAACACCAAGCTCTCCTCGTGCATTCCTTTTAAGTGGTAATAACCCTTCATCCCCAGCTTCTCCTCCGATCGCATTCGCTCCTGGAAAGAATGTTGGCGCTGAAAGAACTCCACCTTTACCCATCTTAGTGACACTACCTGCAGCCATTACTAGACCTTTAGCTCCTGGGATGGCATTTGATGCCGCATCGCTAGCACCAGGAGCACCACCAAAAAGATTACCAAGGAAACCGCCGAGAAGGTTAGTTAAAGGTTTGATTAATGCTGCACGTAAGAGTGCTTGCACAATTTCAGATATGACACCCAAAACGACATCTTGGAATTTAATTGCGTCCTTCTCCCCCTTAACAAAGGCATCAGTAATTGAGCGTCCAACATTCTCGAAGCCAGTTTCAAATGCGCCTTTAATGTCATCGGCTATTTGTTTAAGACGATCAAATTTCTCCTGTGCTTCGAAGTTACGATCCATAGCTTCAGTGAATCGATCCATACGCTCTTTGATTTCCTCAACAGTGAGCTTTGTTCCTTCAAGTTGTAGGCGTGCTGCTTCGATGATCTTAGATCGTTTTTGCAGCTTGTCAAACTGTTTGAATGCATCAGGACCAGCAGCTAGAGCTTTGGTTTGTTCGTTAACCTCTGCTAAACGTAAATCGAATTTGTCAAGAGTCTTAAGACTCCGTTCCATTTCACGGATAAACTTCGCTAGACCTTTATCTTTAGTTGAAAGTCCACTAACATCAAAAGTGAGTGGTTTTGTCAAGGCAAATCCGCGAAGTTTACCAAGGATCTTATCTAGTTTCGCGAGTTCTTGTTCTAGTTTAGCTGCTTGTCTGCCTGCCGCAAGTTCCCCTGGCCTAATACCTAACGTAAGTGTTAAATCAAGCCCCTCTTGGATCTGTAATGCTTTGATCCGTGCCCTGATCGCAATAATCTCTTGTTCAACTGCTTTAACTCGATCTTTAGCTGCCTGTACTGTTGCTTTAGTTACGATGTTAATTGAATCCAGAAATGCCTGGTTATTTTTAATCATAGCACGTGTAGCTTTACCTGCGGCATTTAGAGAATCAGTAAATAATGCAAACCCTGCAGCAGCACCAATAAGTACTGCACCAACTTTAAGAAGGATTGAAATAAAACCGCCTAGAGGGTTGGCAAGCAGTGCTACAGTGAAAGCACGGACCCCTTTAGTTAGGGTAGCGAACAAAGTGATTAAAGTACTAAGCCCCGCAATTATCTGTGGCGCAAAAAATGTAACCATAGCACCGGCAGCTGCACCTATTACCGAAATAAGGCGATCCATGTTAACAGTTAGAAAATTTACCGTAGATGCGATTGACGCAACTGCACTGCGATAGGTCTCTGAGATACCAGTAACATCGTCAAGTGCTTTGCCAAAAAGGAACATTGAATTACTTAAATTATTAAGTGTTCCTTGTAACTCTTTACCCGCACGAACACCCGCTTCACCAAAAGCACGTTTAAGTTCACGACCTAATGCAGGCAAGAAATCTTTTGCAAGAACCTGTCCTTTGCGAACCATATCCAATAACTTAACTGTAGTAACA